GGAATTCAAGCCTGTGTATTTGGATTTATCAATCGTGACAGTGGAAATATCAAGAAAATGTTTCTAAAAATCAAACAACAATTTTTCTTGGATATGTATCAAGGGAAACTATTATTTTATGATCAACCTTATTTGAATTATAATTTCTATGAATCTGGGTTATGTAAACTGGATACAGAAACACTTGGCAAATATTGCAATGGTGGAGCAAGAACCTATAATTCTCAATACATTATTCATCATTTTTCAGGTTGTCCTGGAAATTACAGTATCAAAAGTGAGTTGATCAATGATTTCAAGACCAAAAGTGAATTGGTCAATGATTTCAAGAATAAGATTCAAAATGTTCAAACCGTAACCCCGATGTCAAACAATAAATCAATATCAATATCCACATATATTACAGATATGGTCGAATGGTTTATAGATAAGTATGTAGAAAATGCAAATAATATGAAATGTGAACAAAATACATTGACAGTAAAAGATTATTTAACGTTATTTACAAAGACTTTGCAGGATGGACACACAAAATTCAAAGAGACACTGGAAACTCAAGAGAAAAAACGAAAAGAATTTGAAGATATGTTGAATGCTTGTGTTGAAAAAGCTATGAAAACAAAAAATGTGTAAGATGTTCTACCACGACGTCGGTAAAACATCGAGTTTCTAAGAAGTATATTTAGGTATTGAACCATGGGTTCCTTCCAAAAGAAACCTTCTGAATTTCTATATAATGGCATCTTTACACACATACGAATTTAACAATATTGGTCGAATCGGCAATGATTATTCGGACCGCACACAACGAAATATCATGAATACTAAATTCAACAATTATATGCTTTCGAATTACTTTAGTGAGATGAACAGTCGCGATTTTGTGAATTTTGGAACTACTCAACCTGCTCTTATGTTTCGTGGTATTGCGGGAGGTTCCGCAAGTGGTGGAATTTTAGGCTCGAATGTCGATGTTGACACCACATTTGGTCGCAGATTGGATACTCGTCCAGAGGAAAAATTAATGTTGAATCCTAGACCATTTGTCACGGTTCCTTATTTAGGAAGAGGTTCTGCCGATCCTACTTTAGAATCGGATCTTCGTCAAGGTAAAGTGATTACAAATAAGAAGAGTGTTTCGACGATTACTGAGAAAACATTTTTAGATAATCATATGTATCCTTTGATGGATGATATTAAAAATACTGTGACGAATCCTCAATATTTGATTCAAGAGGCGGCTATGGATGGTTGGGTAAGAGGCGGTTCAAGTACTCGAAGTGCTTTAAGTAGTAAATAAAAAGTAGTAAATAAAAAGAGTTTAGGAGAATTGAAATACTACCCTAATCGAGTTTAAATTTTATGTATAGATTTACTATAAATAAAATGGACCCTAAAGGAATTGAATCAAAATCAACTCTCGGAAGCACCAAAGTTGGTGGCAGACGTAATAAGAATCGCACTGAGAAAAATCGCCGAAACAAGAATCGTACTGAGAAGAATCGCCGAAATAAGAATCGTCGTTCTCAACGCGGAGGTTTCGAATCTTATGTTAAAGAGAATATGTTCTCTTCTGGACCTGCCAAAGTGGGTGGAAGACGCAATCGTTCTGAAAAGAACAGAAACAAGAATTAAATGATTTCTCTACGACATTTAGGAAAACAATATGTAGTGCGACTGTAAAAATATGTGAGTATATTATATATTTTTAAAATGGGAATTATGGATTTATTTAAAAGTGCCTCTCCTGCTGGAACCACAAGTGCTACTTCTGCAACCAAAGTTGGTGGTAGACGTCGTTCGGAAAAACGCAATCGCAAAAACAAGAACCGCTCCGAGAAAAACCAAAATGGTGGTGAAGACAAAAACAAGAATCGTTCAAACAAAAACCAAAGAGGTGGTGTTGTAAAATGTAAGGACAAAAATGGAAAAATGGTTGATAGAGAAAATTGTTTGGATGATGAGACTATAGTTGAAACCAATGATGTAAATGGTGCCAATGGTGCCACTCCTGCCAATGGTGAGAATCATGATGCCAATAATGCCAATAATGCCAATGGTGAGAATCATGATGCCAATAATGCCAATAATGCCAATGGTGAGAATCATGATGCCAATAATACCAATGGTGCCAAAGGTGGAAAAAGACGTAATAAGAATCGTTCTGAGAAACGCAATCGTAAAAATAAGAATCGTCGTTCGAATAAAAATCGCAAAAACTAAGAACCAACAAAAATCTAAAATATTATTTGTAAATTTATAATTTTTACAAATAAAAACAAAATATAATTATCCACCTCTCGCGGAGTAATTCGTACATTCAACCATTCCACCTGTTTTCGGGAAAACGGGTGTTTTGGGTAAAGGATATCCAATCTTATCTTTCACTGTATATCCAGGTCCAGGTGTACCATATGCGAGAGCATTCGCGGTCTGGCGACCGAAGGGAGCACTATAACTAGACCCATTTCGAGTGACAGTATCATATTTCAATCGAGTAACTCTTTCACCAGAATCAACACTTCCTTGTACACCAAATTTAGAGTTGCTTGGTTTATAATAAACAGGAACATAAGAGGTTGATATTCCAGGTGGATTCGTTCCTTGAAATGATTCTATGGTTGATGAAACATAAATATTATTTGCGGGAGCCGAAACTCCGGTTCCTTGTAATACATTGTTTTGATAACCAGATAATTCATAAGAAGGATATTTCGCGACATTCATACCAACAGTAGCAGTAAAAGTTGCCGGAATATCGACAACAGGTACAACAGCATATGTTGGTATACTCCAAGAGCCTCCACCAATTGAATATTTTGCGGATGGAAAATTGGTTTGTCCAATGGCTAATATTTGAAGTTGGACACGATTGGATAAATTATCGAATACGAATTTGAAAGGCATAATACGATTTGATGTTGCGGTTTCCACCAAATAATGTCCATTTGCGATGATTGTATTATAAATCGCATTATTCAGAGAGCCTATATCATAGAATCCATCGGGAACTGTAACTGTGTAATATTGAGGTTGCGTCGTGGTATTAAACCACCATTGATAACTGAAAACATTATTGGATTTAGCGGCAGAAATTTGATATTGTTGACAGTGATTGATAGCACCAGTGGAATAAATATTTTGCATGGATTGTCCAGTTCCAGGAACAACGGATGGGTCACCATATTGAATATGATGGAATTGATTTTGGTCGAAAGTGCGACTACGACTTTTCAAGTATTGAGTTGTATCGGTATAATAAGTATCATTATTGGTTCCAGCGACGAATTTCTTTTTAATCATGCCGGCACTTCGTACTCTGGCTCTTGCGTTTTTGGCGGGGTCTAAGAGAGAAGACTGATAAGTTCCTCCTAAACATGGACGGTCCGAAGAATTCATAGTGAGATGAATATCCAATACATTGCATCCATGTCCACCTTTATTATCGATAGTTAGAACGGATGTATTATCATTAGCGACAGTAATGGTACCACCGGGTTGATAAAAAAAGGCGTCAACACTGAGATTACGACGAGACGAGCCAGAAGAAAAATCTTGGGATGCGATTTCTTTTCTATAATGTTTTATAGGCATGGGTGAAAAATAATTAATGACACCGGATACAGTACGTTTGTTTAGTTTAATTCCGGCGACAACTTGGTTAAATGTTTTTCCTTTCCAATAAATCCGAGATTGTGTTTGTAACATAAAGAAGGAAGCGAAGGTTCTATAAGGATTCTACCACTGTAGATGTTCAAAATAGGATAAATAAAATATGGAATTATTATTATGACAGATATTATAATTATTGGTAGATGTTGTCGTATTTCTTTTGATTTTATTAGGTCCAACCTAAAAAAACAAGCGACTTCATTGTTTGAATGGACATGGACAGATACTTTAACTGAAATTAATTATGTTCTAAATCGTTTGTTGTTTGATTTGCCGATTCGCATTATAAGAATCGACAATGATGATGTTTTTGAAGGTACAAATATTAAAACCTCTCATTATATTGATAGGAATTATCAAGAAATTGTGGACCGAAGAGCCATGCGATTAAAAAACACTCTCCGAAATTCAAATCAAATATTATTTGTGCGTGATGATTTGTTAAATACGATACAATTGGATGAAATACAGGAATTTTTCTCTATTATCCATTGTTTTAATCCGAAATTAGAGTGTAAATTATTATTATTATCAAACGATAAGAATTTTACTCCAATAAAGTTTCCAGGTTTATATCATTATCCATATGACCAATCACGGTATGATTCTTATATAGAATCATGTACATGATGTGTATAAGGCACATGGCCAAATTTCTTATGGATTTCGTATGTTCCTTTTTTATATCCATGATTGTATCCTAGATTATATCCTAATGCGATTCCTAAGAAATATATTGCGATAACACTTTTATCCATTGCTTTTTTTGTTTTAGGTTATAGGGTTATATTTATTATCATTTTCAAATGATTATAAATTTTGGGATTATGGGATAAAGTAATAAATGTGTTTAAGCATCAACTTTATTGACTTTGATTTTAGCATCGACCAAATAGATAGAATTCTCAGTCATGATAACAAATTCATCTTTGACTTTGAATATTTTCTGGATAGGACTTGTATATTCATATTGAGATTTCACAAGCATTTTAGTGGTTTCACTGCCGGTTCCACTTACACCAATGCATGCGGTTTTATCGAGACTGCTGGTCCAATAATCCATCATGATAGGTCTGTCCTCAGTAATAGCGACTTTGACAGCACTTTGTAAAGTCTCAGCACTGGGCATTCTATAAGAATCGGTAGTTGAAGCGGTAGTAGAAGTAGTAGAAGTAGGATTTTGAGAGGTTGACATTATCGAATGTTTTGATTTTAATAATTAACGAAAATATTAAAAAACCCCAAAATAAACATAAAACAATTGTCTCTACTTCTATTATAATCGCCTAAAGACATTCCAACGGCAAAATGCAAAATCAACAACAATCAAATCAACAATGGAATCCTGTCGAAATATCGCCTAAACTATACGGTCGCGATAAAAATGGTAAAGTCAAATTATGGTATTATGAAGTCTATGAGCGTGTTCCTGACAAAATCGCTAAATATATTATCTTTCATGGTCAATGGAACGGTCGTCTCCAACAAACAGAACGTTTTGTTACAGAAGGCAAAAATCTAGGCAAAAAGAATGAAACTACAGCAGTACAACAATGTATTTCTGAAGTGAAAAAAAAATGGGTCGACAAAAAAGAAAAAGAGAATTATTGTTTGACTCCTACAGGAAATCAAGATGAAGTCAGAGTTAAAAAATTCTATCCTATGTTAGCACAAACATATGTTCCTAAAGAATCGGGTACAAAACATAAAAATGTAATCATGTTTCCTTGTTATATTCAGCCGAAATTAGATGGTGTTCGTTGTATTGCATCATTTCAACATAATACCGTCTATTTACAGTCTCGAACTGGTACTCATTTTTCTATCGATAATTTTCCTCATATTGTTGAATCATTAACAACGATATTTCAAGAACTTGCGCAACAACAACAAACGATTGTGTTCGATGGTGAATTATATACACATGATTTGCCATTTGAAGTTGCTGTTGGTCTTATTAAAAAACAGACATTGACTGATAAAGACCGTGAATTATTGAAAAAAATCCATTATCATATTTATGATGTGGTTGATGTTTCAAATACAATTCCATTTTATGCGAGAAATAAGACATTGAATAAAATCGAAATCGATGCTCCTGCGAATCGTGATAAATATGCGGGTTTATTTCGTGTAGAGACTTGTATTGCGCAAACTGAAGCCGAATATCGTGATTATTTTCGTAGATGTGTTGATGCTGGATATGAAGGTGTTATGCTGCGTAATATTGAAGGAAAATATACGCAGAATTATCGAAGTAAAGATTTGCAAAAATATAAGGAATTTATGGAATCCGAATATACAATTGTTGGATTTACGGAAGGTGAAGGAAGAGATCAAGGAACTGTAATTTGGGAATGTGAAATCGAAGAAGGAGGTGCACGTTTTGGTGTAAGACCAAAAGGAACTATTGAATATCGAAGAGAATTATTCGCAGATGCTGAAAAATATATTGGACAGAAATTAACAGTTGTTTATCAAGAATTAAGTGAATATGGAGTGCCTCGTTTTCCAGTAGGCAAATGCATCCGCATTGATGCTTAGTCATAATAAGGCAATCCTGTCATTGCAAGTATTTGCTCATTGTTTTTGTTAAATATGTATATCTCTCCGCCGAAACACACAGTGTATGGAACATTTCTGAGTCTACTCACAAACTCATGTGCATTGAAGGAGTCTTTGATTTTGTCGATGTTCGGTCCATCAGTTTGTATCCATTGGTGACCCATGTAGGTGAGTTCAATTGTGTCAATCTTGGTCAAATTGGGAGCATAAACCGTGCGAAGATATGGGAAGAACTTGTCGGAAGTAGGATCCGAGAATACTTTGAAAGTAGCAGTAGGGCGAGTGTTCATTATTGTTCGTTGTCTTTTCGTTATATTATTCATTTTCCGGATTCAATAAAATATTTCAATTTTTATTAATTTCTCAATGCTTGAACAAAAATAAAAATAATAAGAAGACATATTCAATTATCTTCTTTTCATGGTTCTATGATATTGTTTTTTTACTCGTTTCGTAATTTTACCACCAAATAAAAACATACGTTGCGATTTTGGCACATTAAGATTTTTATGGGGTAGTTGGTTATCATCATTATCGTTTTTAAGTTTCATTCCAGATTTTTCAAACATTAAATTTACTTTTGAAACACTAATCATATCCCATTCATTCAACGGTTGATTAAAATTTGTACAACCTTTAAACATATTTTCCATATTTGTCACTTTGGACACATTCCAACTATTTAATGGTTGATTAAAATTTATACAACCCGAAAACATACTACCCATATGTGTTACATTGGATACATCCCAACCATCTAATGGTTGATTAAAAATCTTACAATGAGCAAACATACCATACATATCTGTTACATTTGACACATCCCAATTATTTAATGGTTGATTAAATATATAACATGAATGAAACATCATTTTCATATTTGTCACTTTGGACACAACCCAACTATTTAATGATTGATTGAATATTTTACAATTGTCAAACATGTGTTCCATTTTTTCAACGTTGGATACATTCCAACCGGGACCGGCATCAGTGTCGCCTAACGGTTGATTGAAATTGTGGCAATCCTTAAACATATAATCCATATTTGTTACTTTTGAAACATCCCAACCAGGGTTGTTAGAATTGACGTACCCTAACGGTTGATTAAATTTGGCACACGCATTAAACATAGAACTCATATTTGTTACATTAGACACATTCCAACCAGGGTTGTCAGCATCGACGTACCCTAACGGTTGATTAAATTTTATACAACCCGAAAACATAGCCTTCATGTTTTTTACATTGGACACATTCCAACTATTTAATGGTTGATTAAAATCTCTACAGTTAGCAAAAGTACCCGCCATATCAATTACTTTTGATACGTCCCAATTATTTAGTGGTTGATTGAAACTGTTACATGAATCAAACATTTTATACATATCCGTTACATTTGATACATCCCAACTATTTAATGGTTGATTAAACCAATGACAACCGTTAAACATGTTTGCCATATTCGTTACGTTTTGTACATTCCAACTATTCAAGGGTTGATTAAAACTTAAACAATCAGCAAACATAAACTTCATATTTGTTACATTGGATACATTCCAATCATTCAATGGTTGATTAAACATCATACAACTAAAAAACATGTCACTCATATTTGTTACATTGGATACATTCCAATCATTCAATGGTTGATTAAACGCCATACATTTTTCAAACATATGACTCATATTTGTTACATTGGATACATCCCAATTTAATGGTTCATTTAATGAACTGCAACCAGAAAACATATAACTCATATTTGTTACATTGGATACATTCCAATTCAATGGTTGATTCAACCACGCACAATCATGAAACGTTTTTTCCATAGTTGTTACATTGGATACATCTAAATCGCTTAAATTTTTTATCAAATTCGGTGATGTATCAAACATACTATTCATATTTGTTATTTTTGCAGAATTAAGATTTATAATCTCAATTCCTTTATAAATCAAAAACCTTAAATACATATTATTTGCGAATTCTACATTGTCTTTTTGCATATTGCCACCTATTTTAGCCGTATAATTTGTATCGGTATGTCCATTTGTATTTTCGAGTTTTAATATAAAATAAGAGTTTTCCAGAGTAATAACAGTCTTAGTAACTGTTTGTAAATCACCGTATTTTGCGTTAAATGTTATTTTTATGGGAGGATTTTTTATTTTGGAATTATGATTTATTTCTGGCATTTCAGGTTTCCAATCGTCTTTAGGAAAATCACGGTTGTCGATTTTTGTCACGACACCATTGAACACATAATTTAAATATTGAGTCATTGCCAACGGTTCAAGTTCATAATTTTTATTGCCAACATAAATAAGTTCATTCTTGTTATTCATTATTTCCATGAATTCTGAAAACGCATCCATTTCATTTAATTTCATATTTTCAAATGTATTGTATTTTTCAAATAATGCTTTTACTTCGGGCAATGTAGTTTCAGGAAAATATTCAATATGAAACTGATTGTCTTCTCCTAGAGCAATAAATTTTACTATTTCGAAGAGGCCTCTTCCAGCACATTCCGAATATGGAGCAACCACCCTATTAGGACCCACCCTACGTATCGCCTGATATTTTGTTTCCTTCGGATACAGGTCGAAATTAAATCCGACAATTTTATCTTGGACAATTGGTTTATTTTCTTTTCCGATTAATGTATCAATAAACAATTTTTTAGATATAGGATATAATGGATATAATCCTTCATTGCCACGCCGACCATTCATCATTAAATATGGAGAATCAAATCGCTTTTTAATGTAATATAAAATAACAAAAGAACCCAAATCGATGCCGATTTCTTTGGCAATATTAGGGTCTCTAATTGAATTAATAAAATCATTGTTTTCATTGAATTTAAAATGTAATGGTGTTTTTTTTAAATAATCAAATACATTTGTTTTAAAATCCAATATATTTTTTATTTCAGTCTCCATATAATCATTATATATCTTCAGGTCTTCACTGTGACCAATGTGTTTTTCAAATATATCTTTTATGTACTGTTCAAACGAATAATTCTCAGAATTAATTTGTTCTTTTGTTCTTGTTTCTTTTAGATATGTTTTAAAAAATGACGTTTCTTTTGCCTCTGTATAAATTTGAGTAACTGTCATAAAATCGCATATATTTACAAAACGTTGTTTTTCAGGTGTTATCAATTCTTGTTTTGTATTTTGTGATTTCTTTGCGTTCTTTGCGTCTTGTTTTGCTTTGTTTTTCGCAGCATTTTTCATTTCTTGTTCATGTCGGAGATGTAATTTTTCTACATAGGTTTCTAATTTACGCTGAAGAGGCAATTTTCGTGTTCGGTTTGTCAACATTTCATTTATTCTTCTATATTTAATATTGAAATCATCAGTTGAATAAAGTTTTCTTGCTGTTTTTTTTGGCATACCTCCATGGTGTTTTTTTCCTAACAACATTGATTCTATTTGTTTTTTATCATCTATATCACCCATTAATATCGTTATAAGTGTTTTCAATTCATCAATAAATGAATATTTATGAAACAAATTAAATTTGTCTCTGAAACCTGCTACAATATAATCATTTTGACCAAGTGTATTGATTTTGAATATCTTTTTTAAATACTCAATACAATTTTGATGGTCTCTCGTATCTGATTCATTACAGTTTAATATATGTGTAAAAATAGAATCCATTCCTAAGTTTCCATATTTTGCTATAAATGAAATGTCGGATTCTAAATCGTTAAATACACTGATGTAATCTAATACAATTTCAGCATTATTATTTTTGAATACATCACAATCTTCAAAATTCGTGTTATATAATTGTTCTTTTTCTAAATTCACATTCGCAGTTTCGATTTCGACAGGTTGGGCTTCTCGATATTCAAATGTGTTATTATCTAAAACAATGGTTTGCGCATTTTCGTTCGCCGTTTTATAGATAAAATTCTCCTTAAAAATAACATTATAGTTACCATCGAAAGCGAAGAAATTATTCTGATAAGCCGGAATTCGACCACCTTTCATAATAAACATCCAGACTAAAATTTAGTATAAAACCCTGAGTTATATAATAAATATCGAAAAAATGTCAACTCTAAAGTCGTTGCGAAGCACTTTTATACAAGACATAACAAAAGAGGTGCATTTAATACACGATTTATTTTCTGAGTTGTAGCACTTGTGGTGGATTTAAAATCGCCACTTGTAAATTGTGTATCCTGGCTCGCACCATATTGGACAGCATTCGTAACACCTACATTATTCTGTGGATTATAGACTTCACTATCAATATCAAGATTCAATGTAATGGTGGTACCTTTTGGCACCCATACAATATCTTTCGGGAGGAAACCATCGGCAACACCGTAATTACTACGATTATTCGGATCCGACGCAATTCCAGTCATACTTGCGTTCGGTGTGCGATTTCCAAACACATCCGCATCAACCGCATAACGCAATAATTTATTAATATTCGAAATCGTAATACTACCCGATGCGTCACGTATATATCCACCTTTTCCATCATCATAAACACCTGTCAAGAGATTCATAAACGCGTTTGCGTCAAAAACACCGTCATTGATTTCAAATTGTGAATCGCCATTGAATAAAGACGCAAAACCACCTGTATATCCGAAATAAGTACGCACATAATTCACGAAATCCATATACATTGTACTGTATTTTCCAACACTCACTACTTGAGAGGCACTATTCACTGCTTGAATGAATTCGGCAATACTAATAGTAATCGAATCCACTGCGAATTCATCTGTCACTGTATTGAAAGTCGTTGATAATATATTGTAATTGGCATCTTTTGTCAATCCCAATTTCGAATTCAAAAGAGCAACTGGGAAAGTAACTTGAACGGAACCAGTTGTATCATATTGATAAATCGTACTTGATTGATTGAGTTGAATATCGTCGAATCCTTGTTCCATAGTAAATCCACCTTTGGCAACAAGAGCATATTGATTACCTTTCAAAATAGTCGATGGATTTACAACAGCATTTCCAGCATAATAAGTAATAATTCCATCCACATTTGGATAGAGTTGATATATCGAATTCACTTGAATATTATTACTCGAAGAATACATCACATTTTTCACAGTGATAATATCAGTATTCACGGGAGCACCACGACATTGGAATTGGATACAATCAATACTTGGCGCAAGATTGCCATTGGGTGTCTGTTCAGGGTCTAACAGATAATATGCCTCCCATGTATTATCAATAATTGACCAAATTGGCGCACCTGTAGGAACCCCCGTATCCGTCAATTCATAAAGTTCGACTTTGACAACATCTGTATAATCGGTGGAGCCAAATTGAACAATTTGTGTCATTCTGTACCATTTATCGAGAGATAAAGTGACAGGACAATCACGAGTTGTCCATCCATAAGCAGTGGCTTGTCCATTTGCCCCCACGATTTCATCTCCCTGATTCACATAACCTTTGCTAATTAAATCGACACCACTGTATTGGGCTTTAATAGTTCCAGAATCGGCATATACTTTAAACCAAGTAGTGCGATCCTGTCCCCAGGCTTCGATTTTGCATTGAGCACCGGCTACTGAAGTCATCATTTTGAAATCAACAGTAGCAAAGAAATCATTAAAGATTGTGTTGGTATTATCCGCAGCAACCGATGAATTTGATTTTCCGGCGACATTGGCAAGACGAGGCATTTTCGCATTATCAATCACTCCATCATTGGTATTTGATGCGTGTCCAATAATAGCAGTACCAGTGGTGGTACCTTTGCGAATTGCGGTAGGACAATTGTCAGGACAATAAACAACAAATGCGGGACTATTGCCGGGTTTTCTTATATCTGTCGGAGAGACAGTCATGTAGTTAAAACCCATTTTCATACTCGTAAAAAGATTTGAATTGGAGAGATTGAAATTATAATCTCTTGCTGTAGTGACTAAATTCAAACTGTTGCAGATAAATTCGACATTGGCGGCAGACGCACCACTATTGGTTCCGAAAGCAATAGTCAAAATTGTATCAGTGGGAGAGAGAATGCCTCTTGAACTATAAGTATCTTTTACAAGTTGAATATTGGTATGTCCGATGATGGATGGAGCAGGAACAGAAGCACCGATAGGAACCCATAAACAAACCTTTGAGCCAGCAGCAACAGATTGATTTACAATATAGGTTGCACGGGCATGATACCAAGATGCGGCATCACCAGTACCGGTAGGTGCGGTATAAACAGTAATAAATGGAAGAGAAACATTATTGATGATTTTAAGAGTCGAGAAAAACATTTTTAAATCCGTAACTTTGAGAGGAGGTGCGTCACGTTCAGTGATTGGTTTTGTGGGGATATACCAATTGATTTTACGACCTTTGGCGATGTTTTTATAATACCAACCATCATATCCTAAAGCAGTTATTGAGGGAGGCATAATGGTGGGAGGATCGGCATCGGCATAATTGATTCCGTTTGAAAAAATATTGCTCATATAGAGGAAACCTATGGTTTCCTCTTGCTCCTTCCTCTTGCGCTTCGCGCATGTTCGCCTTCGGCGAATATAGAAGAAACCTATGGTAAAAAAGACCCACCAGGCACGCGGTGGGTCTTAATTCTTGCTCCTTCCTCTTGCGCTTCGCGCCCTATTTTTAAGGCCATATTTTAAGGCCATATAAAATCCTAGTTTATCCTTACCCTGCGAAGCAGGGTAATTCTTAAGGAAGGTGTAAGAGGAAACCTATGGTTTCCTCTAGAGGAGTCCCTTTTCAATAAATTTATCTAAATAATCTTCCATAAATATTTCTTCATTGCCATCATGTTTTTTCTTAAATACATATTTATCGCCTTGTTTTTTAACACTCCATCCATCATTCAATGAATTAAAAATAAATCGCATTTGTTTTAATTCTTTCAACGATATTTCCACATATTTTCTTTCCAAGTCATCATAGATTTCCATATAAAAATATATGATATAAGTTGTTTCTAATTTATACGCTCTAATCAACACGATTCAATTCATCATTATCATCATTGTTTGTGGGTTCATTGGTTTCCTCAGTTTTCATATGTCCGATTGCTGATTTAGGGGTTTCAGCGACTTCTCTACTTTCAAAATCAACAGTTTCCTTTACACCAATGAGTGTTCCATCTTCTGTAATGGTTTGAGTTAATTTATTACCAGATTGTCTAGCCTTGCGAACATTTTCTTCAATGGCTTTACGTTTCGCATCTTTGACTCTTTGTTCGAAATTTTCTTTTGCTTTTTGTTCATTTTTAATTTTCTCGGTATACAATTGATTCAATTCTTCTTCCATAAACTCGACACGTCCAGTCTTATAAGCATCTGGATCCCATGGCATCCAAACACCAACTTGACCAACTAAAATATCATGATTTGGGTCAGATTCACGTAATTTTTTAGCACGTAATTCTGCTTCTTTTTGGCTTGAAAAACTGCCTCGAATTTTTACACCACGAACTGATGTTTGAAACTCATGTTCAGCATTAAATTCATCATTTAATTTATCTTCCATATTGTCTAAAAATGTCTTAAAATCGTCAGTCACATTATAAGATTTCAGCATTTGTTTTTCTTCATCGACAAATTCTTTTAAATCTCCCAAAACATCATCGATTTTCAATTTGTATTTATGAGATACGAAGTTTAGGAAATCACTGAATTTTTGAATCGACCTTGAAAAATCCCATTGCTCCACGAATTTCTCGAATAAGAATTGTTCACGCTGTTTTAGGATTTTTTCGGGAGAAATAAAAGACATACATACGAACTTTTGATTTGCCATTTCTGGATCTGGATCCAAGACATCAATATATTTAGGATTTTTGGCGCCGTTCACTTTCTTTCTTGGGAATTTAGACATCTTTGTAATACATTTTAAATATACTTTTTTTTATATGGGTTTTAATAAGAATTATAATAATATGGGGTTTGTCTAAAATTATTTTATACACAAAGATTATAAAATCAAATGTACGGTGATTTAGTAAAACGTGCTATCAAATATATTGTGGAAGGTATTGTCGTTGCCCTTGCTGCTTTTGTTATCCCCAAAAAACAATTGAATGTTGAAGAAGTTGTTGTGATTGCTTTAACTGCTGCTGCAACCTTTGCTCTTCTTGATTTCATGTCTCCTGCTCTCGCTGGAAGTGCTAGAAACGGTGCTGGTCTTGCTATTGGTACTGGTGTTGCTGGTGGTATCCGTGTTCTTCCTGTGAACTAAACTCTTGGGATAAACATCTCACCAGCTTGCGCGGTGAGATGTGATTACGGTTCCCGGGGGTAAAATGTGCACCAGCATGCGCTAAGGTTGCCCGCTGTAAGCGGTAGCAACCTAATCACATTAAACCCCTCCCTTAAGAATTACCACTCCTTCAGGGTGGTAAGGAATAACTAGTCTTTTATATTTTTTCTTTTGTATTTGCTCTATTTTTTGTATAAACCTTGGCAAAAACCTCGGTAAAAAGAAATGGGACCCTTTAGGGTCCCATTTCTTTATAACAACTTTTTTATCGATTTTTGATAAGAGAATTTTTGTATTTTGATAAGAATAAGAGAATTTTTGTATTTTGATAAGAATAAGAGAATTTTTGTATTTTGATAAGGATAATAGAATTTTTATATTTTGTATTTTGATAAGAGATTTTTTGTATTTTTCACGATTAAGCAATTACTTGTAAGTCATACATTTGTTTTCCAGTACCAATCAATTTGACGCTCGAATTTGTATTAATTACCTTAACTCTGAACGTTTTAGTAAATTTTTTATGAAGCATTCCTTTTCTGAAAAAGTTTTCGCCGGTTTCATCGAGACCCATATCCTTGAGAGCGACATGACCAATTGTATTATTATTAAAAGTCACATACATACCTGTTTTATCATCATTGATAGTTAACTTGTTTGCGTCGAATTCAGCGTCGACGAAAATAGCCTTTGCGGAAGAGGAACCAGGAGCGCCCTTAGTGTAAGTGTGTTTAGCAGCCATGATTTCGGATTGTTGTTGATAACTTGTCAATGTATCGGAATACTTTCAAAATAAATTGCAAAAAAATAATTCAATTTTTAGAGAGAACCTACGGTTCTCTCTTACTCTCTCCCTCATTATATGCCTCTATGTTTACCTCTATGTTTGCCTCTATGTTTACCTCAAAAAATAAAATAAGGGAGAGAGTAAGAGAGAACCGTAGGTTCTTTCTGTTCTTTCTAAAATTGAACCCAACAAGATAATAAGTGTTTTGAATATAAAACTTTCCATCTATCTATCGAATAAAATGCAAGAACTTGACCGAGATAATGCTTTTGCCATATTAAAACGTTTTCCTTCTCAACAAATTGAACTTTGTTATGAAACTGAATTACATAACAAAGTACCTATTGATTCTTATGATATTTGTTTGGCAATTCCTCTCGCAAAAAAATATTTTATATGGTTGTCTTGGTTGCCAGGTGATTCATTCACATATCTCTTCTTTATGGAAATCGGAAAAGACCGTAAAATATATCGTATTATGCGTTCTATAAAACCATTTTCATGGGTAGAACGTGGAACTATCTTCTATGGATGTTATGTAGAGGATAGTAAAGAATATATTATAGAAGATATTATTCAATATCAAGGATTATTTATGGGAGGTGATTATCCATATGGACAAAAATTAGATATAATTCATGAATTCTTTTCCTTAAGATTTTCGGAAATTTCCAATGTAATACAAATCCGAATGCCTCTTTTAAAGAAGATTCAACCTATAGAATTCAATTATGGAAAATTATGCGAATATATCGATAAACATTTCCTAGAAATCGCAAATTATAAAATTCATCATATTGCTTTAAGGTCATGTCGAGAGAAAAAACCATGTTTGAACTATATTTATCAAAAAAAACCTATGGATTTAGAATCGATTAAAGAAAATGAAGATAATTGGATTAAATCATTGCTATTAAAACATGAAACACGTTATATAATTCGACCTCTACAATTTCATTTTCATAATAATATTTATCGTGGAAAAGCATGTTTTATTGTTCGTCCTGAAATACAAGCAGATGTATATGTTTTATTTCTAAGACAAAGTCATTCAGAATTAGCAATTGACATCGCTTATATACCTGATAAAAAAACAAGTCGTATGATGAATACATTATTTCGTAAAATTCGAGAGAATAAACATTTAGATTATGGAGAAGAAAGTGAAGATGAATCTGATTTTGAGAATCTATCCACCGATAAATATGTAAATATGAATGCGGTATATACAATGGAATGTAAATTTCATCCATTATTTAAGAAATGGATACCATTAAAAGTTGTACCGAGTCATTGGCGAACTCCAAATTTAAGAGAATTATAATACTCAATTAGTATTCATTTTTGCATAAATAAAAATGTATTCATATATTAATGTCTTGTCCAAAAGAAGCATTAAGCAGTGTTTTTACGGAAGAAGATTATAATAGCAATGATGGCATGTTAACGACTGTATGGGGTCCAAGTATGTGGCATTATTTACATACAATGAGTTTTAATTATCCAGTCAATCCAACAGAAAAAGATAAACGGGTGTATCGCGATTTCATACTTAGTTTAAGAAACGTTTTACCTTGTGGAAAATGTCGTAAAAATCTCACTAAAAATTTAAATAAATTGCCTCTCACAATGAATCATATGAAATCAAGAGAAACATTTTCAAAATATATTTATGACCTTCATGAATTTATTAATACAATGCTGAAAAAAAAATCAGGATTGTCTTATGAAGAAGTTCGCAATACTTATGAGAATTTCCGCGCCAGATGTACTAAAAAAGCCGGAACAAGACAACATAGTAAAACAAAAAAATCGAAAAAAGAATCAGGATGTGTAAAACCATTGTATGGAAAAAAAGCAAAATGTGTGATTCAAATTGTTCCACAAGAGAGAAAATCACCTAGTTTTAAAGTCGATAAACAATGCGTGAAAAAATTAATGCCAGGTGTATAATATTCGTTAAAGATTGATTTCACCAATATCTACTATAAGATTTCCATATCTTAATAGCAAAATTTCATAGCCTTTAAAAAAATCATCGATTTTATTCTTATAATCAATGATTGCATCTTTTCTCCAAGTCAATAAATATGATTTATGACACATTAAATTATCAAATAATGTTGCCGGATTTATAAAATGAATATCTTTTGTCTCTCCAATTCTGATTTTATCAAGAGCCACATCAACTAAAACCGCATCCTCATTATAATATGTTTTTAATAAATTCACATAAAGTTGATAATAAGATTGAATGGAATTCAACATTTGGTCATATCCATCAATACGTTTGAATTCAAACCAAGGATAGTCATTGGTTTCGAATCTTGTCCATTGGTCATAAACCAAATTTTTATAATTGATAAGATTAATGGTGATTTCAGTACGCAATGATTGGTCAAACTCACGAAAATATTCAGATGAAGAATTTGTAGGCGAATCCATAGAAAATATCCTATAGATATGCTTTTATTTTTATATTATAATACTACGGGTAATTTTGAAACCACTATGGGAATGTGTTGTAAGGGAATGGGGGTTATGGGAATGTGTTGTAAGGGAATGGGGGTTATGGGAATGTGTTGTAAGGGAATGGGGGTTATGGGAATGTGTTGTAAGGGAAGGGGTCGTAAGGGAAACTATAATAAGGGAAGGGGGTCGTAGGGGAAACTATAATAAGGGAAGGGGTCGTAGGGGAAACTATAATAAGGGAAGGGGTCGTAGGGGAAACCGTAGGTTTCCCTACATTAGTACGACGATGGTAATGCTGCCAAACATAATTTGATTTCCCCCAAACTTGCTACATCATATTTTACTATTAATGGCAAATTATTACCCAAATACATTTCCAAATGACTACAAAGAGGCGTACATTTAATAAAATTATTCAAACTTTTTAAAGAAAATTCACCTTGAATTACAACCGAAGGATCTTGTTTCGCCAAAAACTCCATATGTCCTTTTGTCTCCGAACGTGTCGCCTTTGTTTTCGCAATATTTCCAACACAAGTAAAAATAATATCATCACCTACGGATTTAATCTCTACTCTCTCTGATAATGAATATAAATCACGCACTATTTTTTGAAAATCAGCCGTTGGCAAATTAATAATTGTCGAATAAGGAACATCCGGAATAATAAGTTCTTCAGAATCAGGTTCAATTAATTTCATCTTATGATTATAAGTTTGATTTCTCTCACGATTATCAAATTCTAATCCAAGATGGGATACAATTCCATCATGATAATCTTCACGATCTATATAAATCGAAAGTGTATCGTCATTCGACATTGTAGAGATTAACTTGAATAAATAAACAGTATTGGTACAAATTACAATCTTATCCGGTATACAATTATATTGTTCGAATTTATTAGCATGTAATGTAACACTTACAAGAATTGTATGAGTCTTATCAAAATTAATAATCTTCATGCCTTCTTTAGTAAAAGTAATGGTCGCATCTAATAATATATCTTTAAGAGCAGTTGTTAGATTGCGAATCGGCTGTATTTGAACAGTCTTAATTGTTAATACATTATTCATTTCGTTCATTTTATAATAATAGATTTATAATCCGTTTTTTTATATCAAATTACGCCCAATAAATCATTATTAGCAATAATATCCCTAAAATAAAACCAGTATGAACATAATATCTCCATTTTTTATTATTCTTATAAATATCAAGAGGTGTAGGCGTATATTTTTCAAAATAAGACGCCATCGATTGATTTAGAGATAATATTTCTTTGTCCAGCATTTTATTGTATTGATTATGAATAAAATTTGTCCATCGAATTAATGAATCTTTACTTTTTAGATAAGGTGTTATCGGATACTTATCCAACATTTCACTAAATCGTTTACCCATCTCAACATCCGGTATAAAAAGTGGTAAATTCATGAAAAAATCATAATATTTACGTGTGATTACCTCATTTGGATAATCAGGATAAGTTAATGCGACACTATGAATAAAAAACCAATACATTGGTCCCCAGATTTTTGCATCGTATTTCATACTAATATAATACTTTCATCATTATTATTGGGACCGCGATTATAATATTTTCAGGCCAATATGTATATGGAATCTTTACCTGTGGCTGAATCTGCTCCTGTTAGAACTACACGTAAACATAAAAAGAATTTGATAGATAAAATATCGGGTGTTATTAAACATTTTGAACAACAACAATCCAGAAAAATTACTACTTTAGAGAAAAAAGTGAAAACAATGAAACATAAAATGAATGAACTCCGAAAATCAAAAACTAGCAAAAAAACAACCAGAAGACATGTCCGAAAAGTAATGTCTGAACCAGTTCCAATGCCTTCACAAGAACCTATTCCCGAACCTGAACCTATGCCCGAACCTGAACCTATGCCTGAACCTGAACCTATTCCCGAACCTGAACCTATGCCCGAACCTGAACCTATGCCTGAACCTGAACCTATGCCCGAACCTGAACCTATGCCCGAACCTGAACCTATGCCTGAACCTGCATCTGTTCCTGAACCTGCATCTGTTCCTGAACCTGCATCTGTTCCTGAACCTGAATCAACGTCTGTACCTGAACCTACCTCTGTTCCTGAACCTACCTCTGTTCCTGAATCAAAGTCTGTTCCTGAATCATCGTCTGCTATAGAATCATCGCCTGCTCAAGGTTCATCGCCTGCTCAAGGTTCATCGCCTGCTCAAGGTTCATCGCCTGCTCAAGGTTCATCGCCTGTACAAGAATCATCACCACAACCTGAAACAAATACTACACCCAATACTGTTGGTGGTCGAAGAAGACGCAGTCATCGAAATAAAATGTATGTGGTTGGAGGTTCCGGATACAGAAGATTTTAGACATTTGATTCTAAATAATGACTCCTACATAATGGTACATAATTATCACTACCAATCACAATTTGTCCTTTTTCATTGGTAATACGATGTGAAAATATGGCTTTCTCACCGTTTCGACAATATACACAAAGAGATTGTAATTTTATAACACGGTCTGAAAATGGAATCAATCGTAATAAATCACCAAATACTTCTCTCTTGAAATCTCCATCTAAACCACAAATATACACGTGTTTTTTATCTCTTTCTACCATTTGTTTTACACTCTCTAAAATATCAGGAAAAAACTGTCCTTCATTGATAAATACAGCATCTGCCTTCTTATAATCAGCCTCTAAAAACACTACACTTATCGTTGTTGTAAACATACATGGAATACGTAATTGACTATGTGTACTTAATTCGCTATCACTGTATCTCGTATCCGCAGAAAAATTAATAGCAAATACAGATTTTCCAATCGTCTTATACATATTATAATATCGAATCAATTCAGTTGTTTTTCCAGAATACATTGGACCAAGAATCAATTCTAAATAACCGTTGTTTAGTGTGTTTGGGAGGTGAGCGGACATTTTTATTTATTCGAGAGATATTTTTATACTCTTGAACATTTTCTCTCTTATTATTAGATGCATATCGGAGGAGTCCTCTCTCGTAAAACAAAAAAGAAAATATCAAAAGAATTATTAAATATAACAAAACAAGATGCCATTGATTCTTTTCGAAAATTAAAAACCGTTCGTTGTAAAAAACAAAAACCAATGGCAAAAATTGGCAATGATTTTGTCAATTATTTCACACAATTTGAGAGATTACATACAACCGGAAATAAAGGTATTGATTTCTTTGATTTCTATGATAAACGTTCAACTTATAAAAAACAAAGATATATACAAAAAATGCTCGATTTTTATAGGAAAAAACAAGGCCGACACGAAAAAGATCCTCGTGTATGGAAATATATTTTCAATATGTATTTCGGGGCTATTAATATTTTTAAACCATTGAATGCTATGGATATATATTGCCGTTTCCAGCCAACCGCTATTTTAGATTTCACTATGGGATGGGGTGGACGTATGGTCTCCGCAATTGCTTTAGATATTCCACGATATACTGGCATTGATTTAAATCGTAAATTACAAAAACCATATCAAGATATGATAAAAACATTGAAACATGCGGGAGAGATGAAAAATACAGTGGTTGATTTGCGTTTTCAAGATGCGACAACTGTCGATTATTCTGGGATAGAATATGATATGGTTTTCACCTCTCCACCATATTATAATATTGAATTATATCGAGGGACAGGAGCAAAATCCGAAGAAGAATGGAATCGCGAATTTTATATTCCTGTGTTTACAGAAACAATGCGATATCTGAAAACGAATGGACATTATTGTTTGAATATACCGGAGAGGGTATATAAGTCGGTTTGTTTGCCATTATTCGGGAAATATTGGCAAAAAATCGCGTTGAGGAAAAGCAATCGAATGGATAGTCCATATAAAGAATTTATTTACATTTGGAAAAAATGATACATACCTCTTTGCACCTATATAAATTCTTGTTGCTATTATATAATGGCAAAAACAAAATTTTCGAAACGAAAACAAAAAAATAAAACAAGGAAAACTAAAAAAATCAAAGGTGGGGCGCCACATAAATTTAGTACAAAAGAAGAACTTAAAAATGCGATTTACCAATTTTGTAATATACAAAAAAAAGCGGGCGCAATTCGTAAATATGGACGTATACAAAAATGGGACGTATCCGCTATTACAGACATGTCATATTTGTTTAGTAATAAATCCAAATTTGATGATGATATATCAGGGTGGAATGTATCAAATGTAACAAATATGGCATACATTTTTTTTGGTTGTACAAGTTTCAATATGCCATTAGATAGTTGGGATGTATCAAATGTGACAGATATGAAAGGTATGTTTTGGAATTGTGTTGCATTTAATCAACCCTTGAACAGTTGGAATGTATCAAATGTTACAGATATGAATTCTATGTTTTCAAATTGTAAAAATTTTAATCAACCCTTGAACAGTTGGAATGTATCAAATGTTACAGATATGTATCATATGTTTTCTCATTGTACCGTATTCAATCAATCATTATCATGTTGGAATGTTAGTAAAGTATCTAGGATTACCGGTATTTTTAATAAAACTAGTCTTAATAATTTAGACGATGAAGAACTCGCTGAAAAAATATTTCTCATCGATTGGGATTTAAATGTAAATGCAAATGCAAATGATATCCCAATCAGCGTAGACGCGTTGTTTGAACTCTCGAGAAAGAATATGTTTTATAATGATTTTGACCGATTCAATCGAATTAAAGAACTTAGAAATAGAATACAAAGCAAAATAGAATCAAAATGCATTAGTGAATTGGGTGTAAAACGAAATTTGCCAGATACTACAAAACCATATATTTTCAGTTTTTTACATCCGGAACAAACCGATAAATATGGAACTTCTGTAGCAAAAGCAGGACCTTCGGTAACCAGAGCAATGCAAACCCTCAAAGAAAAATTTGTGCCAAAAATAAAAAAACGAATTCATACACGAAAACATAAAGGAACCAATGAAGGAGACCTAAAAATAGATAACATTGAAAATGAATAGTATCGATAACGGGAAAATTGAATTAAATCGATGATAAAAAGCATACAGAAAAAATATATTATTTAAAAATAATGTATAGAAGAAATAAACAAAATTTTATACTTTTAGATATTTAGAATAAATTTACATTGGTATTATCATAGTTCTAAATATTTTCGATTGATATTATATGGCACAAAAACAAAACGAAACACGCGGAAAACGCGGAAAACGAGGAAAATTGGAGGCGTCAATATCCATAAATTGAGAAGCGCTATTGCAGAATCACGTACTCCAACATTTAGTGATAAAGAAGAACTCATAGAAGCAGTAAATGGATATTGTGGGATACCGTATACAAAAAATAAAGTCGTGACGAAATATGGAGACATCAAGTATTGGAATGTTTCAAACATTACAGATATGTCGGAGTTGTTTAAGGACAAAAATTTTTTTAATGAAGATATAAGTGGTTGGGATGTATCCAATGTGACAAATATGAGTTGGATGTTTGCTAACGCAACCTCATTTAATCAACCATTGAACAGTTGGGATGTATCCAATGTTAAAGATATGAGTTATATGTTTGCTAACGCAACCTCATTTAATCAACCATTGAATGATTGGAATGTATCGAAAGATGCTAATTTGAGGTATATGTTTTCTGGGGAAACTGGATTTTATCAGCATAAATATACAATTAATCATATGGCATTAAACCTATTTACAATACCAAATGACATTGACAGGAATATGCTTGAAAGTATGTTTATGAACATGTTCACAGGACAAGGCATTGTGCAAGCGCAAAAAAAAATACTAGAACAAAAGCGACTGCACGAATTCGCCAGAGCATCTCATAAACACCGTTCTCTTCGGGACCTGCAACCTGAAATCCTTAGTTATATAGTCGGTGATGAAAAAGCATCAGAACTAATGAAGTTGGCCGCAGAAAAACGTAAACAAATGCACGATGAATATCATGGTAAGCGCCAAAAAACAGAAACTAGTCAAACATTATAAAAATAGGAAAACAAAATATTATACTTTTAGACATTTAAAATAAACTCATAATGGAATTGGCGTGGTGCTGAATATTTTCGGTTTATATTATATATGAAAAATACAAAACGAAAAACTCTGAAAACACGAAAAACGCGGAAAATTGGAGGAGAAAAAATAAAAAAAAAGTTTGAAGACAAGGTTGAACTCAAACGTGTGATTATTAAGTATTGTTCAGAAAAAGATAAAATAAGTCGCTATACAAAGAATTATAACAAGCCGACAGAAGCTCAGAAATATGTTAGTAATGTCATAAAAACGTATGGAGAACCTAAGAATTGGGACGTGTCAAATATCACAGACATGAGTCATTTGTTTTTTGACAACCGCAATTTTAATGAAGATATCAGTGGTTGGGATGTATCGAATGTAACAAATATGAGTAATATGTTTAATAGAGCAAGTTCGTTCAATCAATCTTTAGAAGAATGGGATGTATCGAATGTAACAGATATGAGTAATATGTTTAATGGAGCAAGTTCGTTCAATCAATCTTTAAAAAAATGGAATGTATCGAATGTAACAAATATGAGTAATATGTTTAAGTACGCAATTGCATTTGAGAATGATTCATATAAGGGAATCGCATCGAAACTATTTTCAATACCAAACCAAATTAGTGATGATATGCTTGAAAGTATGTTTACGAATGTGTCAACAGGGGATAATGTTAAAAAAAGACAAGAAGAACCATTTCTGAATGAATTGGCAAGAGCATCTCATGTAAAACCTACTCTTCGGAAACTACAACATGAAATTGTTAGTTATCTTGTTAGTGATAAACATGCGTCAGATTTCACAAGGGCTGTCGAAAAAAACCGTAAAAAAATACAAGACAAATATCATTCCAAACTCCAAAAAACAGAAACTAGTCAAACATTATAAAAATAGGAAAACAAAATATTATTATCTCTCATAATATTTTATTCAATGGATTATTCTGCTTCTTCTGAAATAGTAACATCTATTTTAGATAATATTATTGATGATATTATTAAATTCAGAGAGATTCAATGTCTCGTTTTAAATGGTGGTGGAATCAATTTATTAACCATGTATCGTGAATTGAAAACCCTCCATGAAAATGGCATGTTTAGCCTTTCTAAAATAAATTCTTTTTATGCGACATCATCGGGTACTTTATTAACTATATTATTATCTCTCCAACAAGATTGGGAAACTTCGACGAATTTTATTATTCATCGTCCATGGGGTCAATTATTCCAGATACAATTTATGAAATTATTCGATTATTTCCAACAAAATGGCGTATTTGATTTGTCTCTTGTGCGTAATATGTTAAAACCATTATTTGACGCAAGAGATTTGAATATCGATACGATTACTTTTGAGGAATATAAAGAATTCGTCGGAGTATCACTTCATTTTTTTGCGGTTTCGATGTCTGATTTAAAAGTAAAAGAATTCTCTCCGACTACCACGCCGAAAGTAAAAGTAATAGAGGCGATTCATGCGTCATCGGCACTTCCTATTTTATTTCAACCTATCCAGATTGATGGAATTAGTTATATCGATGGTGGATTTTTATGTAATTATCCATTATTTGAATGTTTGGCGGGAGGTGAATACGCACCGGGAGAAATCTTAGGATTAAAAAATACTTGTTGCGGAGAGAATACCATGTATAAAACCGAATTTAATTTGTTTCAATCTCTTATTTATTTGATGAATTTACTGATTGTGAATATTCAAGATCATCGTATGTATCATTGTGGAAAAACAGCAATAGAAGTAGAAGATATTTTGAATAAAATGCGAGAGGTAATAGAAATACCTATAGAAATGGATTTCATAGATTACGATGAAATCCTAAAAGTAGCAAATGATAAAAATAAAAGAATTGCTATGATGTCAAATCCAATTATTTGAAAAATCTCTTGAACGGATTTTTCTTATTTGAACGTGGTTTTTTACGTTTTATTGTTTTGGATTTATTTACTATGGATTTATTTACTTTGGATTTAGATTTGGATTTAGTTTTGGTTTTATTTGTTTTGCCTCTCACACGAGAGATTGAAACAGTTGGATTCGATTTTCGTTTGGTTAATGAATGTCGAGTAAATTGAATCGTTTTTACGCGTTTTCCTTTTGTGGCAGGAATATATTTTAAAAACCATTCTTCATATGTTCTTGTTTTCGGTTTTAATTTTTTTATCATTTCATTTTTTTCGATACGCATATCATCCAATGTCTCTTGTTTTCCATAACATTTCATCGGAAATCGTTTTAATAATCCAGTTTGTTTGAGAGGATTTTTTTGTTGAATATAATATAAATAATTTGCCATACATAAAATTCTATCTTTATAATGATAATTATATCCAGTATACATAAATGCCAAATAAAATGCCATCAATGTTTCAATCGACGCCACCCGTATATTTTTCTTTTCATCTGGCAATTCAATCGTATTATAGCTATGACATGAAACTGGTTCATATAAATATGCGATTGGATGACCATGTACCGTAATTTCCTTGTGTCTTGGTATATATTCACCTAATTGTGGATGTTCAATTACATTCGTTTCCTCGAATCCTGCGTGTTTCAATGCCTTTTGAATATTTTCCGCTCCCGTATCAATATTTTCCAATAACACATCGAAATCTGGATTTGTCATCGATTCTTTTACAAATCCACGCAATTTTGTTCCGAATACATGGACAGAGTATAAATTAGTTGCGTATCCACCAAAAAATACGGCATTTAATGCTACCAATTCATCTCTCACAATTTTAAAAATAGATTCACTTTCTTCTTTTTTTACATTTTCCATTTTACGCTGAAATTCGATATGACCACATTTTCCTTTTTCAATTGGATGAACACTATTTAAAATTCTTAAACGTTTGTATACTTTCTCCCATCGTGATATATCACCTTGAGGACGTGATAGTTCTAAATACATACCCATACGCAAATAATCCGGAGACGCATAATAAATTCCATCTACACGCATCGCCTCTTTCTTCAATTCACCATATAAAATCGGATCTAAATAAGTAATGTCTGCGATTCCAATAAAATTCACAAATACCTTATAAGTCCCATGATGAACACCTGCTCTTGCCTCTACTTCTTTATATCCATGTTTTGAATAAATATCTGCCAATTCTTTTGCTGAATCCAGCGCAGTTGGTGAATAAAAATCATAATCTGGAATCTCTACATCCTTGTCATAGAATTGTCGATTTTTTGGGAGAATATTATTGATTGCTGTTCCACCATAACATATAAACTCATTCTTCTTTAAAAAATCTTCTAAAATACTTATCATTTTCGAAATTGCAGGGTTTGATACCTGTTTTTTCCCTTGTTCGCGTTCCATTTCATCAACACGTTCACGCAATATCGCCAATTCTTGTTCTTCTTGATCTTTTATATCTGCCGATTTTGCCTTCATATAGAAAGAACCTACGGTTCTCTCTTACTCTCTCCCTTTCTTATTCTTTTGTTCTTTACCTCTTATTCTTTTGTTTTTGTCCTCTTATTCTTTTGTTTTCGTCCTCTTATTCTTTTGTTTTCGTCCTCTTATTCTTTTGTTTTCGTCCTCTTATTCTTTTGTTTTCGTCCTCTTATTCTTTTGTTTTCGTCCTCTTATTCTTTTGTTCTTTACCTCTTATTCTTTTGTTCTTTACCTCTTATTCTTTTGTTCTTTACCTCTTATTCTTTTGTTTTTTACCTCTTATTCTTTTGTTTTCGTCCTCTTATTCTTTTGTTTTCGTCCTCTTATTCTTTTGTTCTTTACCTCTTATTCTTTTGTTTTTTACCTCTTATTCTTTTATTCTCTCTCTTATACTATTTCGGAATCATCGCACAAACTGATTATGTAATTACATAAATCTAGATTGGATAGATATATATCAATAAATTCATCAGTTATTGGATTCTTTTTCCATCTTATCTGGACATATCCAAAAGAGTCCATCGTTGGATAAACCGTCATAAATTCTATACCAGGACATAATTCTTTCAAGGTATTCATTACTATTTCAATCATATCCAATGTTACACATTCATTATCAAAATAAATATTATAACGCACAACACCATTCTTATATTTTTCTATAAATGTTTCGAATGCTATCCATAGAAAACCTCTCACTCGAACATTATTACAACTATACATATTTGATACAATCGGATATTTAGAATATATCCCCGATATTTTTTGATAATACTCCAAATTCATTATTCTAATTTTATAATCAAATCAATCATATTAACCACCATTCAATCAATTTTACTATCTATACATACTATATGACAGATTGGACTCATATTAATCCGAAGTCAGGAATGGATTTATTACAAACATTATCGGAAGATGCATCCACTGGTGATAAAACAAGCGTGACCCATCTAAAAGGATTATTAAAGAATATATTGAAAGATGATGACAGCATACAATTATATGGAACAATGATAGAATCTTTTAGAGCCATAAAACATATAACTTTCATAAATTCAACAACTGGTACATCATCATCATCATTCCGAAATTCATATATAATCGAATCTTGGAAAAACATTGCGGAATCAATGTATACTATATCCAATAATCCGGATAAATATAAAAGTGTTATTACGGATATCACTTATTTCAGTAAGTCTTTTTTTCATTTTATTTATAACGAATTGGATACCTATTTTAAAGATGACCATAATAATCTGATTCGTATTTCCAAATTTGTTCCTTTCCATCCAATATTAAAACCACTTAGTTTATTGTTATCCAATCGAATCTATTACAATAAAATAACTGCAAAGGACGCAATTTCTATAATTGAACTATCATACAAACACCAATTCGCACTTTCAGAAATTATTCTACAATTAATAGAGATTGATAAAAATAAACCAAAAAAAACAATTATAATTGATAATATTATTGCGTTATCATTATGGAGAGAAGATTTTGATATGATGAACGATTCCAACCTAAGCAACAAGTTTTCAGGACTAATTTTCATTTGTATTATCGGTCAAGAACTCAAAGAAGTTCCGGATTTCCTTAAAAAATATAACAATGTCGTTTATTTGAATCTAGATAATAATTCGATTCAAAATTTGCCCGACGATTTTAATATATGGTTTCCGGGATTGGAACATTTGATTATTACCAATAATAAATTAACAGAATTTCCACAAATTATACGCAAATTTGAATCATTAAAGCGATTCGATTCGGATTTCAATAATTCTGAACGCGATTTTTTTCTAGGATACCATACAAAAGAAAATACATTAACAAATATTATTGGATTGATTCGACTTCATATAAATACTACTCCAAATATGCCCGCTGAACAAATATCAAATACTTATTTGGGTTATGTTATTAATGATATATACATTACACGTTTTCATGGAAATGTGTATGATATTGCCTCTGTCATTATAAATTTGAATAAAGATTTATTCAAATATGAAATGGTAAAATATATCTTCGGATTACTTAAACCTGAAGACGCAAATCAACAAAATTTAATAAATAATAGTAATAGTATTCAATATAATGAAGGATTTCGGTTAATTGATTTATATTTATATATACCCAAAAAAATTCGTGAAAGAGAAGACCCTCATAGTGAATTATACAATATTCTCAAATCCAAAACCACTGAATATAAGTCTTTATCACCAGTTTCACTTATAGAATCTCCATCCGGTAGAATTTATAAAAAACCACCGAAATCATCAATGTCAAGATATGAAATTATAATTTCTATGCACGGAACCGTTTCTAATACTGATACAGAGACTATCGACAATAAATTTCGAAATGTAAAATGGATAGCATGTCGAGGCAATGTACTGGCTACAAACAATATACAACCTTTCAATCAACTTATATGTGATGACCATATAGAAAAAATAACAGATGCCAGATTTAAAACTGGAAAACCAATCACTATTGAAAAACTTGGTCTCGTTGTTGATACAAATAATAAACTAGACATTGATGATGATAAAGGCATTTTTGTTTGTGATAAACATGAACATACTTCTACGAAAATATGGAATCCTTTTGATATAAGCACTCAATTGCCTAGCGGATTTCAACGAGATAATATGGTTTTATTTACAACTCTTAGAGAAGCAATCACGTTTATCTATGGCGAATTGAAAAAACGCGGCATTAATCCAAATCAATGTGACCTTATTGTTTCAGCATGTAGAAATGTCGCTTATGAATCCACACAAATTATACAATATGCGCGTCCTAGACATCGAACCCGCAAACATGTTCCGAAACCTGTATCAAAAATTCGAACCCAATACACAAAAAAACGTACACCAAAATACAAAATGTCATCATCAAAGTAAACGCACGGTTTCTCTTATTGTATTTGCCCACCAACTAAATGTACTATTCGCTACTATTAATTCATCACATTTCGACATTGCTAACATTTCCTCCCAATCCGTCGCCATTTTTTTTCGTTTTAATTCGCCATATATTTTGCCTGTTAGAATCACAGGAATTCTCTCATTCACTTCTTCCCAATCTTCATCCTCGCAAAAATAATAAATTAGCGTCGATGAATCTGTCGATATGCCGATTAATTTGTCTTGATAATAACTATTCGGGAGAATCGGATGAATATCAGGATAATACTTGTAATCTCCAATACGAAAATGAATACCAATTGTTTTTTCGGTTGATTCGGCCAGGATAGATTCCATTTTTTCAGGGATTCTTAATAACTCAATTGTCTCTCTTATTGTATTTTCAAAATATTGGATATTTTGGAAATATCCATGAAGCAAATAAATATTATAATTTTCGGAAATTGGCAACTCTATTGGAGAGAAATCTGTTGGAGAACCTGGCTCTTTATATTCATAGATACGACAGGCATCTATCGATTCTTCTAATAATAAATTATATTCGGTTTCCGAGAGCAGAAATGGACCTAAAGCATCCAAAAAAGAATCCCAATAAGTATGACGATTGTTTCCGAGAGCATAAATACGTTTGAAACGTGGTGTAAGACCGTATTTGGAAGCAATCGCAAATGTTGTGAATATCTGATATAATTGATTTCCTAATCCACCGAAAATATGACAAGTAATAAATGGATAAGACATATGTTGAGAGAGAGGGAATCTATAACTTTGCGTTGATAAAAATTGGATTGTATTAAACGACCGGCAATTAAGGAAAGAGATAATAAAAGAGTATAAAATGGTTATAAAAATAAAGAGGAGGGTGTAAGAGGAAAGAGTGTGAAATGGTTATAAAAATAAAGAGGAGGGTGTAAGAGGAAAGAGCATAAAATGGTTATAAAAATAAAGAGGAGGGTGTAAGAGGAAAGAGTGTGAAATGGTTATAAAAATAAAGAGAAGGGTGTAAGAGGAAAGAGCATAAAATGGTTATAAAAATAAAGAGGAGGGTGTAAGAGGAAAGAGCATAAAATGGTTATAAAAATAAAGAGGAGGGTGTAAGAGGGAACCCTAGGTTCCCTCTGTATGGGAAAAAAATGTGTTCCAGGTTTATTTTGTATTGAAAACATGACATTATTCGTATTAATATTTTTATTGATTGTGGTTATTTACATTTACTATACACAAACTAAAAATGCGATGAATCCGATTATTATCATGAATACTGATGGGAGTGGAAGAATGCCTCCAGGAACGGCAGATATTTATGGTGATGGACCTTTAGGAAATGTTTCTTCGGGAGATATGTATCGTCCTCCACAGAATAATATGTGGTCGTCTCCTGCCGAGAAACGATTATTTGGAGGAGAACATCCAAGAAATCGTAATGAGCCGTATACTCAAATTGGTATTTTAACAAGAACGAATGGGGCTGAAATGATATTGCCATTGATGGGTCGTATTTTAGACGGTCGACGAAGTAAAATGCAATATTATACATTATCGAATCAAGGAGCAATACAAAGCAAATTGCCGGTAAGTCGTAATGGACGCAGTTGTACAGGAGAGAATGGATGCGATGAAATTTCGAATGGAGACACCGTATACGTACAAGGATATGAAGATGTATTTAGAGCCACAATTTATGAGAATAATACATTTTATTATTAGAGAGAATATAGGTGTAAAGTAGAAATATATAATTATTGTATAATAGAATAATTATATAGAATGGCTCAAGAAAAACACCAATTTATATATTTATATAAGGTAAATTTAAATAATAAGGAGTTAACCCAAACCCCAGAATACGTGTTTTGCTATTCAACCGCACAAATAACAATGAATTTTAATAATTTGTTTTTTACATTAAATCAGTTATCAGATAGAACAAATATTCAGAGTGGTCAGGTTGAATATTATTCTATCCATTTAAAGCCTGATGTAACTGTTACATGCTATGACATTAGTGGCAATGATCCTGAAAATATGACTTCATTTAATATTAGCACTGATGCAAAAGATACCGACACCATCCGTGTGTTTTTAGTTCCAACCAATAATTTTCCGACACAGAAATCAACTGATAATGATAATGATGTATGTAGTAATTATTTAAAGTGTTATTATACATATGGTGAAATTTATTACAATAATAGTATCATAAATTCAACTGACCCTATTTATGAATTTGATATTAATAATAATAATAATAATAATAAAAATAATAAAAATAATAAGAGTTGTCCAGAATTGTTTAATGAATTAATGATGAGAGCATTAAGTCAAATTCAAACATTTCAACATATGTATAATCACTATAATGATTTGGTAAATAAAAAAACGTATAATAATAATAATAATAATACCAATTTTTATAATTTGTTGAACAATGTAAAAACAAATATTTTGGGAGAACCGAAACCTGAAAATGGAAGTGAATCGAAGGTTGCAGACGGAAGTAGCCTGAATGCTGAAAATAAAATTGAAGAGAAAAAAGAAGATGACATTGATAAAAGTAACAATAAAAATGAAAGTAAAACGACTAAACCATTAAGTGATAAAATACGAGATTTTTCAAATACAATTAATAAACTATTTTCAAAGAAGTCCATATTGAGTTTAAATTGGATGGAACCAAATACAATGAAAACCGAATTGTACAAATTAGCATTAGAATTGAATAATAAACACACAACCAAACCATTTGATGGTTTGAATTTTTATATGAACATCATATTTTTATTTTATGTAAATCTAAGTTTTATTAGTAAAAATGTTCCTGTTGCTATATCTGAAAAATCAATATCAGATGACAATAGACGCCAACGATTAAATCAAATTTATAAAGATATTTATGATTATTACCATGCGGCTGGTTTCAATACAACCGATACATTTTTTAAAGTAAAACACGACACAAGTATGTTCGTAGACCATTCAAATTATTATAATAAACTTGTATTCGATCAACATAACGAATTCAATGTATATCAAGGAGATATGAAAACAACAAAATCAATTCATATTTTAGATTTTTGCAATGTTATGAGTTCAATAAGAAACCCAGACGACAACAACAAAGATTATAACTTGTATGAGCCCATTATGAAAATTACATTGAAACATTTGGTCGACAATGCAGTCATGTTTAAAGCAATAATCGATGCGAAACTAGAAGCCCCTCGCGTTGGTGGGATGATTTCTTATTTGAAAATTACAAACTTTGCCGAAACAGGTAAAACAGGAATTGCAAACTATAATGAACGATTTCAAATAAAACTGAATGACCCTTCCGACCCAACCGCAGTGCGTGTTAATTATTTAAATGATGGGTTTTCTTATTATACCGAAGAACGAAAAGAACGAAAAATTAACGATGTGGATTCTTTGAGAGAAGAATATGTCTTTGGAAATTTTGATAGAGTATTCGACCCTAAACAAAAGAACATGATGATTGCAAGTGGTATGGCGCAAGTCAATAATGAACTAGAAAAGGGCACCCCTGTAATGATTATTGGATATGGCGCAAGTGGTTCCGGTAAAACATCGTCACTGATTAATTACTATGATGGAAGAAAATCAACGGATGGTATTTTAATTGATTTATGCAAAAAATATGCACCCACCTATTCAACTTTTGAATTAACTGTCCAAGAGATTTTTCAAACCGATGAACCGATTCCTGACAGTTTATCTAAGAGTGTTAATGAAGAATCTAAAGATAGTGAAGATGAATCTAAAAGTGATGAAGGTGATAGTATATGGGATGTTAAGGTCGACGCCCCGCCAAATACAACCGATATATATCAGTATAAAATCCAAAATAAAAAACCATTTATCTTTGAATATAAAAAAGAAGAAATTAAGTTAGTTAATAATAATAATAATAATAATCAGTATGACATTAGACATCGATACAATCGTCATATGTTTATACAAGGGTTTTTTGAACCAAGCAAAACTATTACTAGCGGAAAACAATATGAAGTTGAAGAAAAAACAATAATAAAAAATGAAAAAAATGAAAAAAATGATACCATGTACGTAGCAAAAAGAAGACAAACATTGAAAGAGGGTATTCAATTGGGAGAGGCAATTCGTTTAATGGTTGATATTGATAGATATACGAAAGCAACTACAAATAATCCTCAAAGTTCACGTAGTCATTGTATCGTTTATATCAAAATGAAAAATAATAATGATTTTAAAACATTGATTATTGGTGATTTTGCGGGTGTTGAAAATACATTTGATGATAAAGATTATAAAACTGCTGAAAAAATGATTGGCATCAAGCATCAATATTCTACCGAAAAGTATATGCAACAAAATATTGGCAAAACTGACCAAGGTAGTAGTAGTCAACATGTAAGTAATTATTTACATAATTTTGATTATAATGATAACAATGTATCGAAATATGATTATATGTATGGTGGAGCAACAATTGCAGAAGTTGAAAATGAAGTTACTTTTGATGAATTGTATATTAGAGATTATTTCGTGACAACTGGAAATCAAGTAAATAATGGCATTTATGACGCAAACCAGTTAAATGCCCCGTATAAAACAATTTACGGTAATTCTAAATCTAACAATACATTGCTTTCGCGAATTGTTGGTAATGAAGACTCGACTGATAATACAGCCCCGAAATATAGTTATAAATATGTTAACAAATATGATGAATACAAAAATACTAATTATCATTTTTCATTTGATGAATTTTTCAATAAATATGTTGGTACAGATGCAAGTGCTACACGTGTGATTAAACAAATGTTGAAAGATGTTGGATTGAGTGGACTGAATTTCGATGATATTTTTCCAAAGGAAACTGAAGTTGCTAAGCCAGCATCCAATGCTAAGCCAGCATCCAAAACAGCATCCAATGCTAATACAACATCCAAAAAAGGCGGTGAAGGTTCAGATGATGAAATGACGGGGGGTATTGTGTCAAATAGTGAATTTGAACAAAAAAGTGAAAAGTACAAAACATTAAGTAACAGATATAATAAATTGTGGAAATCCATTTATACAAATAAAAAAAACCCTATAGAGACATACGAAAAACCAACATACAACATTCATAAAGATAGAATATCAATGGATATTGCCAATTTGCGTGCTGCTATAACTCATCTTGAAGATATTAAGCCTATACCAAAAACGGATGATATATCGCAAACCTTAGTACAACCACCCTCACAGAGTCCTCAACAAATCAAACACCCTGAAGAAAGCAAAACCCTATCCGCTCAATCATCGCCACTCACCAGAGTCACTAGTGACACTAAACAAATCGCACAAAGAGTCCTAAGAGTCCCAGAACCAACCAAAACTACTGAAAAATATTCGAAAATTCATGAATATTTGTATTCGGTTGCAACCGTTCCTCAAGAAGAAGAACAAAACGGACTACAAACACTGTTAGGAATACAAAAAGATGGTCCATTCCACAAATTATTGGAAAATATAAATCGCTATTATAATATTAAGTCGGGTGTTTACTTGGGTCCTAATGTTGCAAAAAAATTGGATTTTATTAAGAGTCAAATGCATATTAATGATGGTGAAGATGTTCAAAAAAAATATGCTGATTATATTCTATCTCTAGACAAAATTGACTATTTTAAATATCCACCAAATGATAGATATGAAGATTATGACAAAATGATGGCTGAAAGTAATAAGAGATTGAGTTATATAAAACGATTTTTACGATGCAACACCCAACCTGCAAGTTGTTATGACAGTTCTCTTGAAACTATGTATACTTATGTTACCTTAAGTCAACATAATGACAGCACCGTATCTATTATTAATGACAACACCGTATCTATTGTAATAAACTACATACAAATGATAATTTATTTTTTTAAAAAAATAGATATTAAGAAGTCCGAGCCTGATTATTCAGTTCGCATTAAAAATTCGATATATGACATATTTCATTTAAAAAATGGAGACAATGATCCTAATATGAAAATAAAACAAATACTTATGGAAAATTTTGCATTTATTATTAATGCTGCCCATGATATTATTGTTTCATCAGAAAATTCCAATCAAATAAGTGTGACCAAAACAAACCCTATTAATATAACAGATAAAGCGATATCTAAAAATATGTTTGGTAATTTTTCCGCAATCAGTGATCCTGACAAAAGAAAAGTTGCTGTTTTATTGAAAAATTGGTTTAACCAGTTAAATTTAACGTGTGATAACGTTACAAACACGTTCAAATTTTTATGTCACGATATTGAGACAATTATTACTAGCACAATGAAGGTCCATGGTCCAGGAACATACGACGACCCTAAAGCCCTTAAAACCGCAATTCTAAATTCTTTCACAAATCCACGTGACATGCTTCCTTCATCAATTGGTTCTTTTGCGAATAAAATATTTCGGGTTGCTGCTGTATTATTCTACGATGAGGCAACAACTACATTTAATACTAACAATATAGTTAAAGACAGAGTTGAAAAATATTTTAAAGATAAGCAAACGTATGAAAATGTAAAAGAAATAGAAATAAAACTAACCGACGTTGATGAAGCTAGTAAAATCTATTGTAAAACTATTGAAAATTGGAAACCAGTTAAAATAGAAAACGCATCTCCCAGTGATTCTTTTAAATATTATCTTATCGTTGTTACTGAATTATTTCGACATTTAATACGTATTAAACTTGCCTATGTCCTATTAAAAGATGCTATAACACGTCGTAATTTGGAGGGTGAGTTTATTAATAAATCATTAAGTGAACTTGCCAATGACCTAAAAACCATATTCAATCATAAAACAAAACGTCTTACAAATGCATTTCCAAGTATGATTGAAGAATGTATTGATTGTTATGTCCCTCCAAAAATATATAGGTCTGTTGCTTTTGATTTATTAAAGACTGAACCCACAACAGGAGAAGAACCGTTATCAGTTATTATGAAATGTGTGAATGACTGGTTGAAACTATCACAATCAACACAATCACAATCACAATCAACACCATCGTATTTGGATTTAACGATTTGTCTGTTCTGTGTTTTGAATATATCGAGAGTTGCAAATGACCCGCCACCAGTTCCTTACATTAATGCTAACAAAGTAATCAGACAATTTAATGAAGGTATAATTCAAAAATCTGATTGGGATGCCCTTGTCCAAATGATAAAAGATTATCAATTAGATAATTTATTAATAAGAGAATCTACCATATATCCTCCCATAAGTTTCGATAAGGATAATAATAAATATAACGTTGCTACTGCAAATCAGGATTTAAATAAACAAATCAAATGGTTTTTTGATAGAATCCATAAACACAATCAATCATCTGCTATTGGAACTGTTGATTTCGTCGATAAACTTGTAAAACTAAACAAGGTTGAAAATGTATGTGTTATTGATAATGAGGATAAAACAAAATTCGATAAGTTATTTGAAACACCTTACCCAGATATTCGCACCACGAATGCCACTAAGAAATAACTTTTTGTACGAGTTTTGCTGGAATATCATTTATATATTTATTTACATTGTTTTGTGTCGTAACCTCACTTACACTTGTTGCCGTCGTAACATCAGTTGAAGTAGATGTGTTCGATGTTTTTGGTGCTGATAACATTTCTTCTAATAATTTATTTTTGGCTATTGCTTCTAATAAATTCACTAATGTATCCGTATTTATCTTTGAACCATCTGTGTCAGACGTTGGTTCTGTAGATTGTTGTAACATTAATTCACCATGTTTAATTAATAATTGAGCAATTGTTGTCAAATGCGCATCATCTGTTCCGGATACAGTTGTAGACGGCTGTTTCGCCATTTGTTCCGAAATTGCTCTGAGAGCACGTTCCTTTAATAATTCAACAAGAATATCGTCGGAACATTCTTTTTTCTCTTCATCTGGTTTTGATAATAATAATAATTTTCCATTCGCAATTAATAATTGAGTAATTGTATCATAATTCATTGTTTCTGTTTTTGTTTTTGATTCTGGTTCTGTTATAGTTTGTTTTAAAATTGCATTGAGAGCCTTTTCTTTTAATAATTCGATAATCACGTTGGAACAATCTGGTTCTTTTGTCTCTTCTGTTGGTTCTTCTATTTCTGTTTCTTCTGATTCTTCTTCTTGTTTTGATTTTTCCAACAATTCTTTTGCTTTTGCGATTAGTGCATCGTATGCGTTAGTAACAACTAAATTATCAATAGATTTATTCGTTATCGTGTTAACTAGATTAGATGCCATGATGTTTTTCATATTATTATTCACAATTTCAATTAATATTTTTTTTGCGTTTTCGATTAATTGATTATCATCTGTAGATTTTGTTTCGATATCTGGTGTTTTGGATTCTTCTTGTTCTGGTGTCACTTGTCCTTCAATAATTTTCTTTCCTTCGGCAATCAATGAATCAACAGCAGCATTAATTGCATTATCAATTACGATTTTATTCTCATCTTCGGGTTTTTTTTCTGCTGATTGAGCAATAATTGTTTTTCCTTGTTCAATCAATGCCTCAACTTGCGCATTTAATTCTTGGTCTTGTTTTTTCTTTGTTTCATCGTCAATCACTTGTTGTCCTTTTGTAATTAATTCTTCTGCTTTCCTTTTATCTTCTTCTTCTGCTTCTTTCCTTTTCTCTTCTTCTTCTGAATTCCTTTTCTCTTCTTCTGTCTTAACACTGTCCGCAAGTGTTGTCAATTCTGCTATCGCCTTATCAATAAGTTCTTTATCATTTAGTTCATCTTTTGTTACGATTATTTCAGGCGTTTGTATATTATTTAATTTTTTAAATATTTGTTCATGTTTTGCTTTTATTGAATTATGTATTACATTTATTAAAAAATCCTCTTTTTGAACAGCCATTATATAATTTTACTTATTCTTATTCTGGGTTTATACCCCATGTAATTATAGATTCATATATGTCTCTAAGATATATATGACAACAATAAATATTGCAAGTCCAACACAATCAAAAACGTCAGTAGTATCTTATAATTATCAAAAAACACAAATTGTCTCTACTGGCGATTCCTTTTATTTTCAAAGTCGTCTTCAAACAAATAATTTTAGCTATATTAATACATCATCACCAGGAGAGCCTAAATCTATCAAAGGCATTGCAGAACGTGGGTTTTTTATTCCCGAAACACATAATACAACGAACCCATCAATCATTGGAGAACTTATCATCGGACATAAAACCTATAGTGGTTCTACGTTTTTAGTTTCCTTTCCTCTTACACAAGGTGCTGTAAATCCGACAGAAATTGATAAAGTGAATCAAGGCACCGATTCAAGCAAAACATTATATCTCGATTTGAATTCATTAATTACTTATGATTGTCCTGGATGCAAATTGAGAGCCTATGAATACAAGGTCGGTGACAAAGACACTGATATTGTCCAAATATTCTACCACACAACACCGATTCAAATCAACGCTGCTATTGGAAAAACAACCAGTATCAGCGATATTATTAAAAATTATTGTGATTATCCCAGTTTCGCCTCTGGAACTGTCCAAAAAGCAATTGAAATTAGTGGACCGAAAGTGGAACGACCGATATCAATTACAGGAGGTGATAAAACTGGAAAAGGATCGAAACCAGAGCAAGAACAAGAAGATACCATGGATTTTTTTAATTTAAATACGATGATGAAACTAACTGTATTATTTGTTTCTGTCGCAATGTTTTTAGTGTTTATAAGATTTATTGAAATCCCAGTATTGACTGAGAATTTTGTTGGGACTCAGTTGTCAAACGGAATTGTGCTATATACTGTGATTTTATTTTTGGTTGCGATAACATTGCTCACATTGTTTTTAATAAGTCTTGATAAACAAGGTCGAGTCAAATCTGGAAAGAAATATTCAAAAATGCACAGTGCATCGGTTTATTTGTTCGTTGTTTTTGTTGCTCTAACCATCGATTATTCAACACATAATGGTTTCAAAGGATTGTTAGAGAAATTAAGTAAACAAAACACCAATTAATTTCTCACCGCCTGAACAAAAATCTTCGATTTTTGTCAGCGGTTTAAATAAAAATAATAAGACGACATGTCGTCTTATTATTTTTATTTAGAAATGTATGCAAACCTCCTCGCGTATGCAACTGCATACGCTCAGGCGGTGAGACATTAAATAGCATAATGAATACGATGTGTTTTTGTTATTTTTTGTGATTGATTCTTTCGATGATTACGTCTCGTTTTAGAACCACCTTTTAATCCTGTAAGAGATTGGAATGTCGATGCAGATTGACCCAAATTATTTAAATTGCCGAACATGCTTGGTTTCGACTGTTTTTCAAGTTCCGCCAATTTTTCTTTCACATTGTATCCTATAAGTTCCGCGTCCTTCGGTAAATCTAATGCTGCTTTTAATGCGCCTATTTTGGCTGTTTTAGCATCACCTTCAGGCCACCCCGATAAATCGACAATGTTTCCACTTGTATCTATCGACAACCCTTTAGTTAATTCTTTAATCATAGCTACTTTATTTATTCCTGGTATACTAATATTATTCGTGAATTGCTTGGTTTTTTCTGAAAGTTCTGCCAATTGTTTCTCTTCATTTTGTTTTAATTCTTCACGTGCTCCTTGATTTTTCGAAATCGTTGATAAATCAAGTTCTAATTCTTTATTGATTTCCTCTCCGATTCTTTTTCGATTTTCTTCTAATTTTTGTTTGGCTGCTTCTTCATTTAAAAACGATGACACAACTTTTTGGTAAGTTGCATCATCACCTTTAAGATTCTCTTTTAATCTCTCCAAATATAATTGATGAACTTCTAGATAAATGCTAGGATCACTTAATATGTATCGAAATGCTCTCCGATAATTAGAATCAATCACACTGTTCATAATTCCAGCAAGTTTCTCTCCGAGAGATTTTTTAATACCTGCCGAGAGATATTCTATTGCGGTTGTCATAAAACCTCCCGAACATTGTTCACCTTCACATGTTTGTTGTCCTCCAGTTTGTGTTTCTACAGGTGCTACAACAGGTGCTACAACAGGCGCTACAGCAGGTGCTACAACAGGTGTTTCAGGTGTTAAAAAAAGTTTAAAATTATTGACAAAATCATCTTTTGCATTGGTGAATGCATTCGATTGATAGATAGAATTGTCAGAGTTATATTTTGGTGAATCATCTTGGGGCACCACATCAAATACGAATACATGTTCTTTTGTGATTTCATTTATCAGTTCTTCATTAATTTTAATAATAATACTGTTAAGGCCTTCTTTTAAAGAGGTGATAAAATAAGATAATGCGAGACTTGCCATATTAATTAAACAGAAAATATAAGGTTCTGTTGTCCCACATATTCTCTCAATAATAAGTATTATGAAGATTTACATATTAAAACAGGGAATCATCGATAAAGTGTATGTATTAGGTGTCCAAGAGCCAACAGAAGAAAACAAAACCACACTACTAAATCAATTATTTAGCAAGGAAGAAATGGCCGATATCAATGGCATAAAGATTCATTATGTGCCTCAAATATTTATTTATCCCGATGATTCAATCTCTCAAATAAAGAAGAAAATAATTGAAATATTAGAAGAGCCATCACTTACTTATTTTGACCTCCATATTTTTGCTTTTATCGAGTATTATGCGAATTTCTTATCGATTTATCAAAACATTACACAAAATGAAAAACAGAGATTAACAAGAGAAAAATTTCAGCAGTTTTTAATCAATATTGATGTGAAACCGGAAATTATCGATAAATATTTGAATATGAAAGAGGCATCTATACCTGATTATAATACTTTAGTATCCATTGGCGCTATTCCTGGAATCGTCTCTCGCATTCATATTCCGACCGGATTAGGACAGCAATTTATGAAATATGATGATTTTTTATATAGTGCGAATCCGTATGATATTATACCAGGTTCAAAACCAGAATTCGTGGATGCGAAAAAAAACAGTCTTATGTTTTTCGAGAATCAATTATTATTGAATCATGGAACTCTAGTGAATAATGCGATTTATGTATGTACTGCTCTTGATGTATTTGATTATGTCGATAAGAATAATATTCATGCGGAACCGACTTATATTTCAAAAACATATTTTCATCATTTGGCGGATAGAGATATATATGATTCGAAATCTCTCCAACAAAAAAGAGAACAATTATTGAAAGAGAATAGAACCTTAGTGAATGCGCGTGTAATTCATCAAAATCAGGTTGTCGATTCCTTTTATCGTGTGTATCGCAATAAGAAAACGAATTTGACATATAAAGAGAAAGGAATCAAAGAATTCAGAATCGCAATACGGCCTTATGAGGCGGACAGAGTTGAATTGCCTCTCGAAGCAATCTTTAAAAATATACATTGTAGTCGAGAGATGCCTTTTATTAATTATAATCCCGGAATTAGACGTGATAATTTATATCGGTTTTTCAGTGAACGTATCTCTCGACATGGTAGAAAAATCCCGGCATTACCTAGAAATACGATTTCTCAATTGGCGAATACGACTGGTAAACATCGACAAATATCATTTTGGTTAGATGTCGCAAAATTAGTGATGGATTTGGAACCCACGGGAGATATCTTTGTAAGAGGTGCGTTTGAACGTGCTTTATCAACAGAGGAATTAAATAAGATGATTCGCACTTATGTAAATCCAGTGATTCAATCGATAAATGGGTATTTAAATAAAAGTGGATATCAATTGAGAGAATTTGTGAATATGGCGGATAATTTCGTAGATACGATTTCAATGGATTATGTGATGAATTTAGATTTGAAAAAGAAATTCACAATGGATATTGGATGTGTGGGTGTCGTGTTCGATATTATTCGAGATGAATTCGAAAAAGGAAAAGGCGCTATATTAAGATATAAACGCGTGGAGAATTTCAAAGAGATGAGTGGACAATATGGAATGATGTCAGAGGTATATCGTCAAACAGGACGTCAAGAGGATGTATTACAAAGTTTAATAGTGAATTATCAGATATCGATGGAAGAGGCTCTTGACATATGGCGTGATTTTTTAAAAGAAGT